ATGGTAAATCAATCTTTAATATGATCTTCTAAACCTTTTACTAATTCAACAGTAACACCAGCACCTACATTGAATGCGTCTAAATCAGCAGCAACGTTTGCAGCAACAATAGTACCTACTTTAAAGATTGATTTACCATCAATTCTAGAAGAACCAATAAATGTATATCCACCATGTACTCCTACAGAAGGAGCAATATCGGCAGCGGTAACATATGCTGGATCTGCTTTGATATAAGTTGGAGCAACACCGTTATCTAATCTACCACCTTCGTAAACGAAGTCTAAGTAAGATAATAATCCCATTGGTCCAGCCATAGGAACTACAGGTACTAAATCAAGTCCGATAGTTTGTGCAGCAACTTGCATTGCTAAAGGTAATAAAGATGGAGCTTTGTCTCCTGAACCGTTAGCACCACCAACAACTGGTAATACAGTAGCTCCCATACCACGTAAATTCATAGTAGGATCTAAAGACATAATGTTAGCGTCTTCATAAAGTTTGTGGTTGTGACAGTAAGTCGACATCCATGCTAATTTACTAGCATCGTTGATTCCTGTTGCAGATTCGATGATCGGTGACCATGTTGCTCTTACTTCAGATTCGTTAATTAAATTTGCCATTTTTGTTTTATTTTATTTTTAATGGATTTATGTTTTTCGTATTTTACGAGGTTTCGATTCTATTTCAGTTTTTTGCTTCTTAACTGATAATCGATGTGTTATGTTCTAATATTATTATTATATATCTTTATTAATTAATTAAAATTCTATTTTTGATTATTTATTTAATTCTTTTTTGAATTTCATTAACATATTTAACTAATTTATCCGCTGCATCTTTCATAGATTTTGCAGTTGTTTTTTTAAATTTAATGTTTGTTATAAGATTTTCCGCTGAAAGTTTCGTTCCTGGCTCATGTAAATATTGTTTAAAAACTTCTATTTTACCGTCTTTAAAAATAATCATTTCAAATTTATTAGAACTAGTACTCGTTGAGCATTGTCCTGTGACTTTTTCTGCCGGTTGAAATGAAACCAATATATTGATTTGATCGTCAAGAACACTCTTATTTACTGAATAACATCCTGGATCTGCTTTTGATAAAGCGTCATTTAATAATTCAATTGCTTCATAGACATCGATAGTTTCATTATCGTAGATTGCTGCTTCGTTTACAAATTGCTCGTATAATTTAATATATTTCATATTTTTAATTATTTTTTAAATCTTGCAGCGATTTGAGCAGCAATATCAGACGTATCATATCCAATACCTGTCGTGGTATCTTCTACTTTGGATTCGTTAATCATATTAATTTTTTCCATTACTGATGCAGTTTCTCTAAGATCTCTTGTTTGCCAAAAGTTAGTAACTTGATATTCAGTTTCTAATCTAACCATTTTAGATTGTGCCATTATTTGGTTTTTCTTAGATTCTGATAGCTTTTTCCATGTTTCTTGGTACTCTGCTGGCATCATTGAGATTACATTTGGAGTTGATTCGGTTGCAACAGCTCCTATTAATGAGTTTTTCCACAATCCTATTATTTGTCCTTCTGTTAAATAGCCTTTACCTTCGATTGCTTTAGCAACTGTTGATTTTTCATTTTCATTTAATGCATTGAATTCGCTTCTGCTTGATTCAGAGATAAATTTAAAGAATGCAGGATTAGGCGATACCTTTACGCTTGCTTGTTCAATTAAGGCTTGTAATTTAGCAGAAATTTCAGATTTGTAAGATTCATATGCATCTTCTTCCTCTTCTTCCTCTTTCTCGTCTTCTATTTCAACTTCAACTTCAACAGATTTCTCTTGAATCTCTTCTCCAGCTGCATCTCCTTTACCTTTAAGCTCTAGATCTTTTTCAATATCTTCAGCTTCTCCATCAATTACATTTCCATCAGCATCTACTATATCAACTGTAACGTCTTTTAATTCTGCTTTAATTGCTTCTGCGTCGATTCCGGCTTCTCCTTCTTGAATCTCTTCTCCAGCTGCATCTCCTTTACCTTTAAGCTCTAGATCTTTTTCAATATCTTCAGCTTCTCCATCAATTACATTTCCATCAGCATCTACTATATCAACTGTAACGTCTTTTAATTCTGCTTTAATTGCTTCTGCGTCGATTCCGGCTTCATCTTCTACTAATAAGTTTGTGTTTACTGTTTCAGCAACATATTCAGCATATTCAGTAACTTTTTCTAAATTACCTCTTAAATATTCAACATACTCTAATAAACTTTCGTGAGTTGTAGCACCTTCATTATAAGATTCAGCTAAATAGTTTGTGTAACTTTTAATCTGATCAACACCTTCAGCAATATGCTCTGAATATTGGATTGATTGATCTAGTTTTTCTGCTAAATGTTCTCCATACTGGATTGATTTATCAGCACTTTCAGCGATTGTTTCAGTATATGCTATTGATTGATCTAGTTTTTCTGCAAGATAATCAGTATACTCTCTTAGCGATTCTACTTTAGAAGAAGATGATTCAGATTCTGTTAAAGAGGTTAAATTTTCTTTAATAGACTTAATCTCTTCTGATAAATATTGTGAATATTTATTAAAATCTTCGGTAGAAATAAATTTGGATTCTGCCATTTTGTTTTCGTTTTTGTTTTCAGTTATTTTATTTTCATTTGCGTTAATTTCATATATTAATAAGTCTCCATCATTTGCATATCCGAACGATTCATTCATTCTTGTCAATTCAGCATTTTCAAATCCAGGATCTGCTACTAAATCATAAGTAAACAATTGTTTGATTTTAACCTGTCCATTAGATTCTACAGCTCCCGCTGCTCTTGATGAAATTTGAAGTGGAACTCCTGCGTCAACAAGCGCCTTTGCCTGTCTTCCAGCATCTGTATCTAATAGTCTGATACGTCCTTTAACCTGTTTAGTTTCTTTATCGTATGTTAGTTCTTCAATAACATGTGATACGTTTTTTAAAGAAACGTCAAAATTAGCAGGATGATCTAATTCTCCTAAAAGCTTAGAAGATTTAATTTTTGCTTGTAGAGATTCAATCTGCGGAAGATATTCTGCTTCAGTATAGATTCTGTTGTTTTTATTCTTCTTGTCGATTTCACCAAAGATACCTTCTAGAATATAAACTCCGTTATCTTGTTTGAATTCTAACTCAGTTGATGATCTTTCAAGGATCAATAGATGATTAGTCATAGTTATTATTTTATTATATTTATGTTATATATCAATGTAAAAAGTAAGAGTTTTACAAAATTATAGACCTGCGAATGGATCTTCTTCTTCTGGTTTTTCCGCTTCTTCTTTTTCTACTTCTGCTGCATTTATTTCTTCAGCATATTCATTATAGTATACTTTCAATTCTGCCATATCAGATTCAGTGAATGCTCCATTTCCATATGCTTTATAAAAATAGTCTAGAAATTCTTTTTCAGATTCGCTAGATACTATTACTCCTGCTATTTCAGTCGATTTGATTGTTTCACCAGAATCTAGTGCCAGGTCATCAATAACTACTTTGGAATCTTTTCCAGGCGATACAGCCTCTTCTTTTACGTTATTCAATCCGATAGTAAACTCTTCGAATGTTTTTAATATTTTCATATGATTAATTATGATTTGATTTATATATCATTTTAAAATCCCATACCCATCGGATCCACTTCAGGTTCTTCAGCTTTTTTAGCTGCAGCTCTAGCTTTATATGCTTCATTTGCTGCTTTATCATCTGGACTTAATTTTAAATATCTATCAACTAGGAACTCCATATCAAAGTATGGCATCTCTTCCATCGTTATTGGATCTGTTTTCGTTAGAGAATCTTGCATAGTACCGATAAAGTCTAATCTTTTCTCCATGATTTCCATAGTCTTTAATTCAGCAAACATATTTTCTTCATTGAATTGAAGAGCTATTTGAGTTTTAAATCCTGGATCATCTTTAAATTCAGGGTATTTAAGACACATTTGAATATGCAATGGCTTAACTAATATTTCTTGGAATGTTGAACGAAGTCTTGTGATAAATTTAGAGAATTTTATTTCATCTCTAATCATACCATCGGCAGCCATATCATTCTCGCCACCACCGTCTTCATACATGAATCTAGTATATGGTATTTTAGAAACTGCTTTAAGTTTATCAGAGAAGTACTTAAGTGCTTCTGTATCATTAAGTTCTGGACCTTCTCCACCTAATGTTTCAATTTCTGGCTGTTCACCATCTTTTGAAGGTAACCAATATTCTTTATTAAATTGTAACATCGGTTTGCCATTCGTTGTAAGAGATGCACTATCCCAATCAAAATCTACAACTTCTTTATAGTTACTCATCAACTGAGAAAGAGATTGTTTTGCTCTTGTTTTAGATTTACCCCCAACTGGAATAATAAATTTCATTCTATATGAAGAGTTTGTAACAGCCCAAATAACTCTGGTATGTTCCATAATTCTCATTAAGTTAAATGCTCTTACAAGTCTTTCAAGATATGATACTCTACTTGCTGTTGTAATTGAAGAGTAAGCTATATAAACTATTTGAGCATCATATAATTTTCTTTCTTTAACTGGATCATCCTTGAATTGTATCCATATTTTTTTACCATCTTCATGATTATATCCAGGTACCAGTGTTACTGGATCTAGCTCTTTAAAACCAATAATTTCATTCTGATCTGGATTGTATATAATTTCAAATGATAGGTAACCATCAATTAAGAATTTTCTGTAGAAAAACCATGCAGATTGATCAGATGCAAATCCAAAGTACTGATAAATATCTCTGTAAGATTTATTAAGATATTTTTGAACTTCATCAGAAACATCCATTCCAATAATTTCAGGGTTTGCTATGAAATTTTTGTTGTCATACACTATCGACTCATCGCAAAGAATATCTAAGATGTCTTCAATTTCATCATGTTGTGAGAATTTTCTAAGTTCATCTCTTTTTGCTTTATATTGTTGATCAAAGAATGGAATATTCTTACGCATTGTCGTATCTGCCATCGAAAGCGCTGCAAATGCACCATACATGTCATCGCTGTCTAACCCTAATGGGTTCATTTGACCGTATCCTATAGCATCCTCGATGGGACCAATTGCCTGTGATTGTCTAAGTACTAAATCATCGTAAAACATACCGAATGAAGATAATTTCTTCAAGGTATCGCTTAACGTAAACTGTTTTTTGTTAGTACTTAATGGACCATTTCTATCTACAAATCCTGCCATTATAATATGATATTAATTTTAGTTATATATTCTTTTTTAAATAGTCCTTAAACTCTATTTTAATCTTCATTACATTAGTTCCATTTAATTCCATGAAATTACATAATGCAATCTCTGGCCATTTTGAATAACTGACTACTGTTTGGTTTATTTTTCTAGAAGGTATATATTGTCTAAGTGCAAAATCGCACCCATACTTTTCTAAATAAATTTTCATTCCTTTGAATGAAATTCTTAAAGGATTTTCCTTTAGTGGGTTGTTGTTCTTTGTTGATTTAATATTCATTTTATCATATAAATCGTCTAGTAACTTTTCTTTAACAGGCACTGGTAAAAGATTTAAATTAACTCCAAAATCATTTGACCCAGCCTGTTCTATTGCCAATACTACTGGATTTTCGTCGAACCATGGTAATTCATCCTCGTATTTTGGAGAATATCCAAACACGTATATTTTACCAGGTTCAAATCTCTTTCTAGTAGTTTGTGCTTCTGCTATTTTTCTACTTTTTGAAGCCTCGCTGAACCATTTCTCAGAAAAGTTAGAGGCCTTTATCTTTCCTCCATGTTCTTTTGATAGTTCATCAATTCGTTTTTTAACGTAGCCCATTTTTTATAGTATCTTCTGTTAGTACAATGAATTTCCAGCCTCTTCCTTCAGAGTATATTTTTGCTGCTTTATATTTATCCATATTTTTAACATACTGTTCTGCTAAAAACCTATAGGAATCTATTGATTTTTTTGAATTTTTAGTTGGAAGTTTTGGTTTTGTTATTTGATCTTTTGGCTTTATCTCTACTAAATACTCTTCATAAGTTCCATCCTGCTTTAGTTGTTTAAAATAAAAGTCAGGATAGTACTTATGGTCTTTTGAATCTTTTCTAGACCAATATTTTATTTCAACGGGCTCACTTGACCATTTTTCTACCTTATCGTTAACATCACACCAAATCATAAACTTATATTCCCATGAACTTCTATAAATAATTGGAAGTGATCCAACATATTTTTGTGGATTAGTAGGATTAAAGTATCCCTGATTGAATCCGGAGTTCTTGGTTGGTTTAAGTTTTTTAATTGACATTATATACTATAGATTCCTGTACTGTTCTCGCTGTTACCAGAAGAACTGTCGATGGATATTGTTCCTTTGTATTTTTGGGGATGTATTTTGTTCCAGCCTTTTGCATAACCTCTCTTTGCTATTTCGGTAAAATAGGCAAATGCGTTTGGATATTCTGGATTAAAGTTTTTCCAGTATTTTAGAAGATCTAGTAGTGCAAATTGTAGACAGTCTTGTCTATCGTCTGGATTTACATAGGACATTCTATTGATTGCTCTTTCTGCTAAAAGAATTAGCATGTTTTCTGCAGTTTTTGTTAATTTACCAAGCTCTTTCGATTCAGACATCGCATTGTGTAAATCTTTATTGTTCAGATAATTTTTAGTTTTAGCCAATTTGTTATTTATTTAAATGTATAGTTATTATACACTATCTTATATAGTTTGTTTCATATCAACACCTTAAACAAGAAAAGGATCCTTAAAGGATCCTTTTGATTATAATTATTACAATGTTATGCTTTTAATTCAGCAATTTTGTTTTCCCAGATTTCAATTTCTGCATTAATTAAAATATCTGCTGCTTTGATTTCTACAATAGTTTTATCAGCGCCTGCTAATAAACCTCTTTGGTCTTTTAAGAAGCCAACCATTGATTGGTATGTTGTCATTTTTTCTTCATTTTTAGCTAAAACAGCAACTTCTCCTTCTAATAAATCAGACAAGAATGAATTTGCATTTTCTCCAGTTTCATTAGTAATGTATGCTAGAGCTTCATTCGCATTTTTTGCTTTAAAGAATTTACCAATTGAATTAGTTCTGTTATATCTAGCAATGTAAACTTCTTCATTTAATTTGAAAGCATCTACTGTGATATTGTTTCCTTCAAATGAAGCAGCAAAATCAAGAGATACAAAATTCTCTAACAATTCAGGTAATGATTGAAACAATTCAGCTCTATTAGATTCATTATATCTAATCAATCCAGAACTTAGGATATGATTTGAGAATGTAGATCCTTCAATAATAGAAGTATTGTGTAGGAACGTAGATTCTTGTAGATTATATGTAAATTTAGAAGCTCCATGGAACCATTTTATTGATTTTGTTCCAAATTCAAAAGATTCAAAAGCACTAATTGCTTTTCTTAATGTTAAATTGATTGTTTGATTGTTTTCAATTTCATTGATTTCGGTTTCATTCATTTCGAATACTCTTCCATTTACATAAAATTGAAAAGATTCTCCTACTGTAATGAACGGTGCAAGAATATTAGTTGTCATATTATATTGTTTTTTTCTTTTATTATATATCTTTTTCTTTTGTTTAATATACTACAGTTGAGTTTGTGAATCCTGTAACATACCATTTATTTATATACCACTTTATAGTTAATGATCCTCCGTCGTGAATTGTTACTGCGGATACTCCATTAAAATTTGAAATATCTATTATAATATCTCCATTGGTAGCTATTAATACAAAGTCTTGATTGATTTGACCAGGATTGATTAATAACGGACTTGTCACTATTTGAGTAGAATCTATAAATTGAGTATGTTGTACCGATTCAGGTGTACTTGGTAAATGAAGACCATTTATATCATATGTTGCTAATTGATCGTATATCGGTGTTGCTATCTTTCCAGTACTATTAATACGCATAGTATCGATAGATTGAGGTAACGCTGCTGGTGTTGTTATAATTACATTTGATATAATTTCAAACATTCTATTTCCAATGTGTTGTTCGGTTTCAAAATCAAAAGAGGGTATGAATGAATTTATTTCAATTGGAAATGTTATTTTATAAGATTCTTTGTCATCGAATGTAAAATCGATAGGTCTTTGTATTTCGTAATCATCAGGCATTGCATAGTAACTTGCTAATCTATATGTACCTTCGTTCAAGTGACCGACTTCTACATTAAATTGATTAGATTTATATAGTTTCTTGATAATTGCTTCGGTAATCTTTAATGAATCTATTGTTGAACTTGTAAGTATTTCTATCTCTAATCCTAGTGTAATTGGAATCATTTCAAATTCTGAAACATAACCTTCCATAGCACCTTCTTCATTCATCTTTGTATAATTTCCAACAGTTCTTTTATTTACTAATTTTGAAGAATCTATACCTAGTGAAGTTAGATTTGCAATACCTCTAGGAATTGCGTCATAATTACCATCGGCAAATCCAGCGTCTGGTTGACAATTAGTACCAGATGGTGTTGAAAATAAGAATTGATCTCTTAAGAATTGATCATCTCCAGTTATTGAATAATAAAATGGAACATCTATGATAACACGGTTGTCGTTACTTAATTGTCTATGGAAATAGAGCTTATTATTTAAATCAGCCAAAAGTCCAATAATTATATGTCGAACAACCGAGTCGTCGGAATTGAATTTTAAATTATATGAAGCCATGTTATTTATTTATATTGTATATGTCTATATATCAATAATAATACAGTTCTATTCTACCTTCTCTATACTAAACTTTGAGAATCCGTTTTCTCGATAGATTTGTATTTCTTTATCAAATAACTCTCTAGGAAGAGAAGTGTGATTGATTACGAATGTATTAATTTTACTATCTTTGATTACTTGACTTAATATTTTTAAGATATTATGTACACCATCTGCATCAACAGAACTTAATAACTCATCTAAGAATAGTAAATTTAATTCTGGAAATCTCAACTTAAGAATCTTAATGATTGCTATGATAATAATAAAATCTGCCTTTTTTCTCTCTCCTGTTGAAAGGGTCATTGCATTTATTTCTTCACCTAAATGATTAATAATACAATTGAATTTTTCATCAAAACGAATATGAAAATGAAGGTGCATTGTTTGTACCATTGCTGCTATATTAGCATTTAATCCTGGTAAGATAGTTTTGATTGCTAAATTTTTTACACCATCTTCTCCAAGAACCTCTTCTACATATTCTAAAAAACCATATTCTGCTGATTTAATATCTTTAAGAGATCCTTTTTCAAGTTCTTGAAATTGAAATCCTTCGATAATTTGCTCAAGATGCGAAAAGTCTTTAGTTCCTTTAATTGAATCTTTTATTTTAATCAATTCATTCTTAAAGTTTCTAATATTTGTGTTTAATGTAGATACTTTATCACGAACAGCACGATCTTTAATTCTTAAAGTATCTACCTCTAATTTAATAGATTTAACATCAGATTCTGCATTTGTAATTTTTGTTGGTAAATTATCTAAGTCTTTTTGTAGTTCGTTTTTTCTATCATCGTGAAAATTTCCAGTTAAATGACTTTCACAAACTGGGCATGTATTATTATTGTATAGATCTAATTTCTTTTGTACTGTCTTTAATTGATGCTCTAGTGAATTATACGAAGTTTGTTTTTGTAAAAGATCTGAGCTTAATGTTCCTATACTTTCGCTTATTTTTAACTGCGCCTCTTCTAGTTTAATTTTATGATTGTTATAAGTAACTAGAGAATCTTTTAATTCTTGTATTTTTTGCTTGTCTTTTTCAGCGCTTTCAACCTTAAGTTCATTTAACTTAATATTAACTGAAACTATATTTTCATTTAATTGATTCAATTCTCTATCATAAGAATCTAGGTCAGATTTAATACCCTTTCTTTCGTCACGAATAGATTGTTGCATTTGATTAAGAATAGAAAAACCAAACATTCTATCGATAATTTGTCTCTTGTCGCTATTTGTCATTGTTAAAAATGACTTAAAATCATTAACTGAAAGAATAATAATATTCTTAAAAACATGATATGGAATTCCAAAGATTTCCTCTTCTAAATAGTCTTGCACTGATTTTTTACCAGCTTTATCAAATTCAATTCCATTTAAATATACTTTAAAAATACCAGGTGCAAGTCCACGTTCTAAGACAACTTTAGTTCCTTTGCATTCTAGTTTTATTCTAACCCAAAGTTCTTTATTAATTCTGTTAGGAAGATCACTAAGCTTAACGCCTTCAACTTTTCCATATAGCGCAAATATTATTGCATTCGCAATTGTAGTCTTACCTTCACCATTCTTTCCAAGAGTTAAGAATAATTCGGCTTGATCTTCGCTAAATTCTATTATTTGTACCTTGTTTCCGTAGGAAGCAATGTTTTTTAATTCAATACTTTGGATTTTCATAAAATTATTCTATTTCATAGTTATATGCGCAAAAGTCATGAAGTTTCTTTAACCTGTCCTTTATTTGGTTTTTAGTATTATCATCATGTCCTAAACTGTCAACGTATATATTGCACAAGTGTAAAATATTGTAGTTCTTGTATAGATCTTCAATTTCATCCATGTCATACATGTCTCTATCTAAGAAAGTATCTTGTTCATAGATATTTGGATCTATTTTGCGGCTAATTTTCTGCACCTTGTTGATTAATCTAGAAAGAGCCGATGATGTAGCTATATGTGATGGTATAAAAAGATCAACATAGTTATTTTCAATTGCTTTTTTAAATTCACCAAGAGGTACATTATATAGTTGCTCTAAATAGAACTTAACAAATTTTGGAGAGATAGTATTTTCGAAGAATGTCTCATGCATGTCTTCTAGATTCACTAGATCAAATCCCTTAGTGTTATCCATGTCAGAACGTGTTAATTCATATGGAGTACCTACCATTCTTAGACGACCACGACGTTGTCTGTAGTGTATGTGTCCTGAATAAACAGCATCAAATCTATCATATGCAGATGCTTCTATTCCATGGAAATTATCAACCTTCTTATTTAATTTAATACCTCTAACTTCTGAATGGCAAAATACTATATTTGCTTTTGGAAATTCGGCTAAGGTTTCAATTTCATGATCAACGTCTCTTCTCCATGGCATTAATAATACTTCTCTGCCACCCCAGCTGAATGTTTTAGGTTCTTTAAATATTTCAACATTTGGAATCCATTTTAAAGTATCAATTGAAGTAACTTCGTTACTCTTTTTTGCCCAAATGTCGTGATTACCTGCAATAATATATACTGGTAAGATTTCTCCTAATCTTTCAAATAGATTAATAGCGTAGTGAAGTACTTTGATATTAATACTCTGTCTATTATCAAAAGAATCTCCAACTTGTACTAAAATATCTCCAGGCTTTACGTTTTCTAAAAGAGTTGGTATGAATTGATTATCATAAAAGTCTTTCATCATATCTAGCCATTCTAAAGAACTTGATCTAACTCCTAGATGCATATCACCTAGAATCCAAATTCTTTTTACAGGAGCGTTGTGTATCTTTTCTTCGATCATATTAAAAAAGTCTATTGATTTTTTTCTTTTGTAGAATATTTGTCTTTTTATCTAGAACTTCGATTAATTCTTCCTTAAATTTGTTACCTAAAGATGCATAGAATTTAGTAGGATTTACATTAAAGTAATCACATAATTCTGAAAAGATATCAATCAAGGAATGACTTCCTTTAAGTTCATCTGATACGAATTCGTATACTTTATTTATATCTATTTTTTTAAGAATTACCGTCTGTTGAAATTCATTGATTTTATTAAATTCTTTAAATTGAGAATTTTCAATTAATGTATGTATTGAATCTCTTATTATTTTTGTCTCAATCTTTTCCTCTTCAGGTCTATTATCAATAAAACTTGGAGCAACATCAAACGACATTGCAGTGTCAAATTCATAATCGCTGTCTTCGAATGTATTATCGAATATTTTATCTGTTTTTGTTCTCATTATAAACTGTGTATGTTTGAATTTGTTACTTCATCTGTTTCTGTAAGTCTCATGTAATTATAATTGATGTCTAATTTACATTTAACCCCTTTTCCTTCTCCATCTCTAATTTTAAGTACTTTAAGCCAATACTCATTAGAGGCTCTCATGATATCATCTTGAATAATACCTAACATTAGATCTGCTGTGTGTGAAAGTCCTGCAGATTCTGCAACGTCTCCCATTCCAATGTCACTTGAGTTGTAATTATTTCTATTGATCTGTGTTGCTGTAACTATTAACCATCCATTACGAACTCCCATTGCTCTTAAATCTTCAGCAATTTGCTTTATTTTAAGGTACATATTCTCAGAGTTGGGATTTCTATAATTAGATAGGATATTAATGTAGTCAATTACAATACATCCTAGTTTTATTTTTCTCTCCTCTTCGATTTGTTTTAAATAGGCTTCAAGATCAGGTACAGTTGCTTGAGATGTTGGAAATTGTTTAACAAATAATTGTCCGGGTGGAGTTAAACCATCACCTACATTTTCAAGTTTTCTTTTAATAAGATCTTTATTTTGTGCCTTTTGATCATATTCATTCATTGGAATAGTTAAAAGGTTTGCTCCAATTCTTTTAAGAACTTTATGAGCTGCCATCTCTGCAGAAACAAATGCAGTGTTAACTCCCATTTTAACAAAGTTGGCTGCATCATTTGCTAAATAAATAGACTTACCGATGTTTTGTTCTCCAACATAAACTACTAATGAACCATCTCTGTCATAACCTCCTGAAAGTAATCTATCTAGAAATAAATATCCTGTTGATACTTTTGCATTTGTCGATTGGTGGTGATCTTCTGGATTAAAGAAATCCAATCCAATATCAGAATTAAATACGATAGAGTTTCTGTCGTTGATTAATGTCTTAACTTTTGCAATAATAGAATCAGCATTATCTGGAGTAACTTCAGTAGTTTTAATGTATTCAATAGTATCGATTAATGTACTATCGAAGTTTCTCCATTTAATCCATGCTTCTGCTGTTGATGTTAACCATTCATCATCGTATTGTAAAAGATCTGTTTTGAATATCAAGTCAATGATATTTTCTTCTACAATTTCTTTGATCTTCGGACTTTTGATTAGAATTTTCATCTGATCACTAGAAGGAGTTTCATGGAATTTTTCATAAAACTTAGTTGCTAAATAGTGTAGAGTGTCTATATCATGTGAGGTATAAAACCCCTTCTGAATCTTATCTAGGTATTTAGGTTTTGCTAAAGATAATTTAAAGAATATTTTTTCAAATTCGTGTCCAAATTTCATATGATGTTTTTTAATTAAAGATTATACATAATATAACCTTTAAGTTTATTATTTTTCAGTTTTGAATATACCATTAGTTTGTGAATATGGTTCTTCTCCCCAAAGATTAAATGCAAGTGCTCTTCTAGTTCCTGTTAGGACTTTATCAACTCGATGCGGAACGTGTCCTGCATCAAATATGATTAATCTATTAGCCCTGCATAGGATTACTTCTGGTGGATTCTCTTCACCTTCAGTATATACATTAAGAGCTCCTCCTGTAAATTCAGAACCTATTGGATAGTAAACACATCCTATTACAGGACTCATTCTTTTTCCAGTTGCTGCTCTATATGATACATCATCATCGTAATGCATTTCTAAATAATTGCGGAATCTTCCATTAGGATCTGCCTCTTGAACACCTGTCCAATATTCAAAACCATCAATAGTTCTTGATTCGTTTAATGGGTGATTTGTTCTCCATACATAATCAATTATTCTTTGCTTTACTGTTTTTGCTTCAGTGTTCCACCAACCATTCCAGTAATAATATACACCAGGATCTTGGAAGAAAGTTTCGTCATTTGCTATGTCTTTTAGCAATTGTTCATCTTTGATAAAATCGTCAAATACTGCTATCATTGGTATGGATTTATTTTTATAGTGTACGCTTCTTTGCCTACTTCGAAATTTGTCTGTTCTATTAATCCTAATTGAATTGCCTTTTCTAATCCTTTTTCTGCATTTTCAATATTACCATTTGCATGATAGTTTATTAGAGAATGTTTTGTAAAGTTATTTCTTGGTTTATCAGGTCTTTTTACAGATTCAGTGACATATACATGTATAATATCAAAGGCATCCGGAAAAGTTTCGAGCTCTTCGTGGATGCCTAATATATATTTTATAGGTAATTTGTCCTCATCTATTTTAGATATATTGAGAATCATAATATTAGTCGTCTATTGAGTTTTCTAGCATTTCTTCGATATCTAATCCTCCAGCATCTGAATTATAATTAAATATTGGTTGAATATGCTCATTAATTTTTTCAAGAACTTCTTGTGTAAACATCTTTTCAGTAAAAAATTCAGCATTAGAAACTACTTCATCAAGATGCTCGCAGATCCAGCCTCTTGCCGTTGCTTTTGGAACTTTAACACCCTTTTCAATTGATCCTCTTGTGATTCCACAAATTTCCCATGTAGCATATTGTTCTAATCCTACGTACTTGTTCATACCTTTAGAAAAGTCTAAATGAAATTTAATAGGAGTTGGTTTTGCAAAACGATTTTTCGTTGGTTTTGCAGTTACAATAATACCTACTTTATCAGCACCATCTTTTAATTGTGCCTTGTTCAACATAAGAACTATAGAAGCAGCATACTCTGGTCCAGTTCCACCACCTGCAATTTGCTGAGGTATAAAGGATTGAGATTGATACGTGTGGTTTGTAAAAATAAATGGAATCTTTAAATCCGCAAGTGGAGTCATTATAATTCTAAAGATTGATTTTAAAACCTTAGAACGTGTCATATCCGCCTTTTCACTTCCAGATGCTGCGTCATCGATTTCTTTTTGAGTTGCTAAGTTACCTGCTGAATCCAAGATAATCATAAGTTTTGGAATTTCTCCACCCTTACGTTTAATTTCTTGCATCTTTTGAGTAATTGTCGTAACACTTGTTCTAAAATCCTGAACAGTATTCATTGGTTGATAGTTTACTTTAGTAACATCAATACCAAATTTAAGCATCTGGTCTTTGTCGACTGCTGCTTCTGAATCATAATAGATTACACTATAACCCATATTAATTGCTTCACGAACAGAGTTTAGCGTGAGGAATGTTTTACCAGTTCCTGAAGGACCAGCAACCGAACATGATCTGTTGTTTGGCCATCCACGAAAAAGTGAACCGCTAACGCATGCATTTAAATGATAATTACCAGTATGAATCCATTCAGTAACTTCAGAAAAGTTAGATTGATCCATCACAGATCCTAAAGGATTCATGTTTGCTAGCTCTTTATTTAAATCGTCAAATGTAAAATTGTTTTTAGCCATTGTTAAATAATTTTGTTTCTTTTTTTCTTAGTTTTTGAAGTGCACTTATTAATTCTTCTGTTTCGATTTCTATCAAACGCATCTGATCTTGTAGAGTTGTTAATCTATTGTAGATTGTTTGATACTGTGAAACAAATTCTTTTTGCTCTCCTGTTAGATCTTCTATGTTAAGATTCATCTTCTTTTGCTTTTAGTATTTCATTAATAGAATCCAATAAACTAATCTGGTCTGGATCTTTTATGATTTGACGAGATTCTTCTATTTTTTGGACTTCTTTTCGAATCACGGCACCTAATTCCATATTGTTAGAATATGTGTGCGTTAATTGTTTAATTCTTTCGTATGTTAGTGCCATGTTAAAATAATGATGTTGAATATATTAAGTTTCTATTTAATGTATGCAAACCTACTGCAGTTAACACCCTGTTGATAGGATCTATAACACTTTTTTCAAATTGAGTTTCATAGTCAACTTGCGGAGCTATTTCATACGGGTGAGCTCCTGGTTGGTATGCAAATATATCTGAAACGCTATGTTTACAATTGTATATTTTTAACTTCTCTCCATTACCAATAATCTTATACTTGTTTTTGTATTTTGGAGCATTATTCATTAAGAAATTATAGAATCCTGCTGCTTTTACGTTAGCAGGACATTTAAGTCCTATTTGAAATTCTGTCGTATCATCAACAATATATTTTTGTATATTATTTGTTCTTTTATTAAAGCAAATGTCATCGATGTTTGCTAATTGAAATTCTTTTTTACAATTCTTTAGGAATTCAACAATCTTCTTTAATAGATCTGCTGTTGGTTTTTCTGAAAGAATCAATTTAAGAGCTTCGGTTAAGTGCTTTCTTGCAAGTGCTGGAGTAGAACTTTGAATCGTATCGAATCCGATTGTTTTAATCTTTTTAAGAGATTCATATCTATCGTCGATTTCAAGCTTATCTTCCCATGCTATATTTTGCAAGTACTTCTTTTTAGCTAACCATATTCCAGAGTATGCTATCGTTTCTAATTCAAAGAATAAAAAGTTGTCGGTGTTTGTTTCTTCTGCATATTTTTGCATGCATTTTGATATGTACTCCTTAATTCTAAAGTTATACAATTGCATTATAAACTTATCAATTGTTAGTTTTTCTCCTAACCATTCGATAGATTCATACATTTCTTCGAATTGAACATAACACGAGTCAGTATCTATATAGACTACTGATGGACGCACTAATTTATTTTTAATGCTAATGTTAAAATATTCTTGAACATTCCTATCCTTTGGCCAAAATTCTTGAAAATACTTATTCAAGATCTTTTCAGAATAAAGAATCGCAGATTGACCCTGTAATGTGATCGATTCTGCGATGTCTATATTAAAAAAGTGAAACCATTTATTACCAAATGCACCGTATATCGAGTTAAGAGTTACCTTAACTGCTTGTTCATATGCAGTAAATTTGGCTGACATTGTTGAATAATGTTCTACCAGAATTTTTATTTCTTCTTGAGTCAGATCGTTCTCTGGCTTTTGTATTAATTCATCAATTGTCATCATAGTTTATTCAGCTGTTTGGCAAGTTGCAATAGTTAGTAATGTTTCAGAATCTTTAGATCTTAGAACAATTCTATTATCCATTACATTTGCTGCGTAATCTTCTTTATCTAAAAGATTTAAATATTTTTTGAAAAGAGTAACTTTCTTTGGATTACTTCCAGAATAATCAGGAGTAACTAACATGTTGTAAGTTTTACCTTTCATTCTAACACCGTCTCCGTTTGCACTGATTGAAAAAGTTTCTTCTTTGTCTAATGCAAATAATGATTTAACTTTCGATGTAGTTGCAAAATCCATATCAAATACATAGTTAGCTGATTCAACATTAAAGATTGTTGAGATTTGAGAATCTGTCAGATCTTTATATCCTAATGAAGGTTCAGAACATGCTAGCGTAATTTCTAATTCATCATTAAATACACGGAATTCTGTAGCTACAAAATCTTCATCATTTTCGATGAATTCGATTTCAGCACGGATAGATGCATATTCAAACTGCTTAAATGCTTCAATTAAGCGAGAAGCATCAAAGAATGCAATCTTTAATTCTTTTTCAGTAGTGATAGTTCCTTCTTCGATTTGAAAGATTTGATTTAATGCAATTCTATGATGTTTTACAGCGTCTCTTTGTGGAAGATATGCAGATGCCTGAACTACATTATTTTTAATTTTAAAGTAAATGAAAGTATCGATTACTTTTAATTTGTTGACAAAGTTAATAAAATTTGTCTGATCTACATTGTTGATGCTAATTTTCATGATTTATATTTAATTAATACTATTTAGGTATTATAAAGAATATATTGATTTTGTTTCACAAACCACCAAACATAAAAAAGGCAGAGATAGTAGCGAACTTTTCTCTGCCTTATGTCCGTAACTAAACGGTCCTAGATGTGGTCCTATTTCATACCACCGGATATTTTTAACCTTCGCAACTTGCGCAATCCAATATGTCTCTTGCAAATGATTGTGCTGCGCTTTTACTAAATTGATAGTATAGAGTTTTAACACCTACTTCATGTGCCTTCAAATACAATTGATTAATATCTTTTGCTGGTACAGAGGTGTGAATCATTAAATTTAACGATTGTGATTGGTCAATAAATTTCTGTCTTTGTCCTGCTTGTAAAATTAATTCGCTTGGACTAATTTCAATAAATGATTTAAAAACTCCTTTAGTTGGAAAATCTAAGTGTTGAACACTTCCGTCTCTTTTTAAGATTCCTTCCCATACATCTGGTGTATTTAATCCATGTAATTCTAATTCTTTAGCTAAGAATGGATTCCTATAGATAGTTTTAGACTTAGCTAAATCTTTAATAAAATAATTAGATTTAATAGGTTCGATTCCCATAGAAACTTGTCCTAAAATAAATGAACTACTTTTTGTTGGTGCAATTGCAACTAATGTTGTGTTTGCATATCCATCTCTAATAGATCTATATCCTTTTTCATCATGTAACCATCTTGAGGCTGCATCACTTCTTTCTTTAAGAGTTGAAAATATTTCGTGGTTAAGACCTTTTGCTCTTAACGAATCAAATTCAATTAACTTAGATTGAAACAGGGAATGATAACCTAAAACTCCTAATCCTAGGGCTCTGTGTTGCTCTGCGAATCTATGTGCTCTTGACATACCTGGCATTTTGTAAGACTTCTTAACAAACTCATCCATTACTGCGTTTAAGAAAAGAACATAAGTTTCAATTGCATCTGTTTCTTTAATTTCGTCCCAATGTAGTAGGTTAATAGAACCCAAACAACATACAAAAGAGTTGAATGAATCGGTTGGCAACTGAATTTCAGAACATAAATTACTTGCTGTAATTTCAAGTCCTAGTTCTTTGTATGGAGAATTGTTATTTGAGTTGTCTTTAAACATAATGTAAGGAAAACCAAACTCATTACGTCTTTGGATAACTTTAGCCCAAACCTTACGTTTGTCAGCATCTCCGTCTTTCATCTCTTGAATCCATTTATCAGTTACAGTAACTCCATACTGTAAATTTTGAATTGGATTACCGTCTGTTCCAATATCTAAAAATTCTAAAATATCTTTATGTTCGATTGGTAGCCATGCAGCACATGCTCCTCTTCTTGCTTCTGATTGTTTACATACATCAACAGTAGTATCGTACATTCTAGCATAATGAACAGGTCCATCAGCTGTTCCTCCTGTTGCAATTTTAGTTCCTCTTGCCCTGATGTTTCCTAGAAAAACAGAAGTTCCTCCTCCGTATTTACTCATCATTCCAATTTCTCTACTTCCATTCAAGATACTATCTAAAGTATCATCTACATTACTTCCATAACAACTTACCGGAAGTCCTTTATCTTTTCCAAAGTTAATCCAAACTGGAGTTGATAAACTATAAAAACCTCTAGTCATATAGTCTTCAAACTTCTTTGCAAATCCTTCTATTTTTAAGTATCTTTCTGCAGTATTAGATACATCTTTAATTCTTTGTTCTGGAGATTCTGTAATATATCCTCTTGATAAAAACATTCTACTGTCTTCATTTAGCCAGTAATTTTTCTCTCTGGCATCTGATGTTTTACTATCTTTGTTGTTTTTTAAGATTGAATTTATTTCTAATTCTTTAGACTCTTCATCAGAGTAACCGCCGTTCATTTGCATAATGTGTATTGTTTTTAATTTTAAAATAAATCGTCTTCGGTGATTGACTTGCTCTTTTTGTTGTAATCGACACTTTTCTTGTAAAAGAAATCTCCTTCTTTTGTTGCAGTAATTTCAACATCAAACCATAGTGTCTTTTCAATCTCTGTAAAATCAACATCAAATACAGGTTTCATACCAATTCGCGCTAATGAATTATTAAATCTATTTTGGATAAAATTCTTAAGTGTGTCTTTTGATAAGAATTCAAGTTCTCCTTTTTCAAAGATCCAATCTAAGATTTTAACTTCTGATAAATATGCCTTCTTACATGCAGAATCAATAAGTTCTTCGAATTCTGCGTCAAACCATTCTGGATTCTCTTCTTTGATAATATTAATCAATTCTGATCCAAAGTTTCCATGTATCTCCTCTTCTTTAGAAGTGGCTTCAACTACGTTTGAGATTCCCTTAAATAAGTTTTTCTCTTTATTGAATGACATCATGATTAAGAATTGGCTAAATAAACTAACATGTTCAATAAACAATGAAAATAATAATACTGATTTAGTATACATTTTATTGTCTTTACTTCTGGTACCATCTAAGTACTTTGATAAGTATGCAATTCTGTCTTTAATTGCTGGAATTTCTACAACATGCTGGAACTCTTCTTCAAGTCCTAAAATTCTAAGTAATTGTGCGTAAGCATCTTTGTGTCTTACTTCTGATTCTGCGAATGTCATTCCAACATCTCCAACTTCAGTGATTGGCATTCTCTTATAAAGATCTGCCCAAAATGTTTTTACATTCACTTCAATTTGTGCAATTGCAAGCATTGATCTTTTAATTACCTCTCTCTCCTCTTCTGTAATTTTTGTCTTAAAGTCATCAATATCTGTTGTAAAATTAAATTCAGTATGGATCCAGTATGAGTGTCTAATAGCATCTTTGTATGCTAATAACTGAGGGTATTCGTATGGTAAAATATTTACGCGTTTTTCAAATATATTTCCGTTCATTTGTATTATGATGTGTTTTGTGTTTAGAGATATTATATAATTGTTTTAATTTAGAAGCTTTTTTAGTCTGTCAGTCTTTGTATAATACTCATACGCTGTTTTTTTATAGTCTTTACGTTGTTCGTATAAGTCTGCTAGAATCTTTCTAAGTACTGAATCATTTGTATTATATACAACTCCGTTATCACATACAATTACTTCTTTATTTAATCTTTTTTCTTTAATTTCATGCTTTGGTATCTTTCCGATAAAAGAATCGGGAGAAATATTAAATTGTCTCATTATCGAAGGATATAGAGACGCAAAATCGAATGCACTTACACCTTCATAGAATCCAAGAATTGGTTCTTTTACATATGCTCCTGCAAATTGTCCTTCTTTTTGACTGTCTTCTTTATTTTCAGAACCAATTCTCATTCCCTGTTCCGCGAGTTTTCTGGCAATAATAGCTTCAGTAACCGCAACTGGAGAACTTGCCTTATACAATGGCATTTTTGTTATGTTTGCTAGTGTTAATAGAACCTCCATCGATTTTAACTTCTGATCTATGTAGTACACTAAAACTGAATCGACCACATTATAATATATGTACTTGACAAAGTTATCCCTGTACAAATC